TACCACTTCGCAGAAGAGCATTCATCATCCCGCAAGGGGAAGGAACGCACCCCGGGGAAAGGGAGATTGACAAGAGGAAAAGTAGTCTCCGTGATTCCTTTTCCTGTCTCGATGGCCTTGTAGGATTTCCACTTGGGATTGAGATTCCCAGAGAGATACTTGCACGCGGTGATTACTCCCACCCCGGAGATACCTGGAACGTTGTCCGTATCACAACCAGCAAGAGCCTTGGCCATCGCCCACTGAGGGGGAGAAACCCCATACTCTTGCACCAAGCATTCCTGAGTGTAGGTTCCCCTTTTCTTCCAGATCTTCACTCGGGGGGAGAGCAACTGGTAGAAATCTTCGTCACTGCTGACTATGATGGCTTGGTCCCCTTCCGGAAGATCCAGGCACACAGAGGCGATGATATCATCAGCTTCGTACCCCGGCTGGGAGAAAACGTTCCTGTGACCCAACTCGGGGAGGATATGGTCCCGAAGGTTGATTACCTGCCTGCGGAAATCCACGACAGCCAAGGCTTCTACTTTGGTCAGAGGAGCCTGTCCCCTGTTGGATTTGTAGGTTGGATAGGCTTTCTTGCGGAGGAGAGGAGGACTGTCCCAGGCGAAGACAACCTTGTCCGTATTGTGGATATCTTGGAGATGCTTTAGTTCTTTCAAGAAGCCAAACGTCGTCCCCGTTGGCATCCCTTCGTAGGAGAGTGGTCCCACCGTGTGTAGGGCTTTGTGACACATCTGCGGACAGTCCAGAAGCAGCCAAGTGTTCACTGTTTGATCCTCTCAGGAGATGCCATCAAGACCCACTTGCAAATACGCCAACGGTAGAGAATGTCCTGCGTGCCATCCTCATTGAACCGAATGATAGCAAATCCAGGAGAGACATAACCCACACCAGGCACCCGGTCCAAACAAGGGAAAAGGTCGTTAGTCGGACGGTCCAATACAACGTAACTATCAGGTCCGACACTCTTCCCCACAGCGTAGCAAGGGATTCGGTTCTGACCCAATAAATTCCCAGGAGACGACTCCCCCAACAAGCGAACGCAAGTAGGGGAATGTTCCTCTGGCATATCCTCTTTCATTCGTACCTCCTCTTCCTCTCCACACGGCACTTGTCCGCCAACTTCCCCCACACTCCCGCGACCACTCCCCTGAGGTCTTGCTCCAGATCGTTCGTCTGGATGTACTTGACAAGGTCCTCTTGATAGCCTTTGAAATCGAACTCGGGAGCGACAACACGGTTACTTTCCTTCTCCCAATGCTTCCACTCCAGGAGGAATTCCACACAGGAACCAACGTCATCCAGTCCAGCAGACCAGTAGATGGGAACATCTACTGCCATTGGCCAACCAGTAAACCGAGAGCGTTTCACCCGGACACGGCTCTTGATGCCGATGTCCAGGTTCTTTCCCTTGACTACTTCTCTCTTGAGTCTTTCTTTGACAGAGGTCCAGAGTTGAGCCGTGGCGTAGAACTTGAGAGCGTTCCCCCCTGCCATCGTCTTTGGTTCAAACTGGGAGCCAAAACCTATGTTGTCTCTCGTTTGGGAGATGATTGCCAGAACACTTTCTGTCTTCTCCAAACGGGAGACTAACTGACGAATCCCGGAAGAATTTTTCTTAGCTTTTCCATCCCCATAACTACCTGCCACTTCCTTGCCCTTCTCCCACGCTTTCTTTTGCTCCTGGAACTTGCTGGCTTCGGGGTCGGAGGAGAGGGCGTCCATGCTATCCAATACCTCGATGAAGGGCCGTCCGTCGTCGAGAAGGTCACTAACATGATAAAAGAAATCCTCGATGGAGGAGGAATGCTCGGGATGGCCGTCCTTGTCCTTTCGTGGAGGTTCTAGCCTATCAGAAAGGGCTTGGCCGAAGTGCTGGCGGATACTCATGAGAGCACCCCGCTCCACAGCATTGTAAATCAAACGGTACTTGGAGAAGACGGGATTGATGGAGGCTTCTGCGAGAATGGAGAGGGCTATATAGGTCTTTCCACTATCGGTATCCCCAACTATGAGGTAGTAGTAGCCGGGGAGGAAAGCCACGTCGGGACGACCTGTAAGAGCGAGATTACCAAGGGTGAAGCCTATGGAGAGGCCCTTGGACCAGTCCAGAGTTTCTTCTGGCTTCTTGGCATTCAATCGCTGCTTCACCTTCTCGGCATCACGCATCTTCCGATTCCTCTTCGTCCAACTCCTGCAACCTCATCTCCCAACCCTCAGCCTCCGCACATAACTGCTCATAGAGATCCCTCTCAGAACCTTTATGCTTAGCCATCACCTTCCGAATCTCCGCGATCACTTGTTTTGTAGTCATATACAAAACCTTCTCCTTGTAACCCTTCGCCCTCGGGATAACTCCCACTTGAGCTATCACCCATTGCCAACGACTCCCAACCCTCCTCCGATTGCGATGACCACACTCCTCCCTAGCAGCATCCTTGGAATAAAAAGGACCAACTACCTCCTTCGCCTCCCCATCCATATCGCGACACAACCCAATCTCCCAATCGTCTTCCCAATCACGTCTCACATTTCACCTTTGTAAGTTGCGGGACTGACGACTGTCCCCTCCCAGCTTCGGTGAGCAGTCTTTACCGTTGGCACGATCAGTCCCACAAGTGGAGGCGGCACGAATCGAACGTGCCTTCCCACAAGGGTGCGACCCTACATGGTTGTTTGCATCTAGCACCAGCACCTCCATACTGCCCTCACTGTAGCAGAGGGCTCGGGATGGGCTGTCCCGATGGTTGCTTCCCTATTTGGCAGGGATGCTTCAACTCTTCCTTGGCTAGTTAGTAGAGGACTCAACCCCTACTTTTGGCCTTGCCGGGGCCGTCGCGATCAGGTCAAATAAGAGGCATTCACGGGAACGAAGGTCCCCATATTCTACTCCTCCAGTTTCATCCCCGCTCCCTCCGGGCGGGTATCGGTCACACACGCAGCCTTAGAAATCAGTGCTGGGGATAGGGTTTTCACCTATGAGTGGACGGGACCTATCCGCCTAGCCTCAGCGGCTCCCGAACGCCTAACGCTCTGGCGTCCCAAGCTTCCGGCTTCCCCAGCATGGTTCCTTTCTCACTCAGCGACGTTTCCCACGACGGGGAGGCTCGGGGTCTTCCGGCTCTTCGTCCTCTTCCTCGACACCTTCCCCCTCTTCTTCGGCTTCGGTTTCCTCACGATCTTCCTCTTCTGGTTCTTCCTCCCCATCCCCCTGCTCCTCCACCAACTCCACGTCACCCACGGGAACGGCGAACTTGACCTCCCCATCCTCCGTCTGGAGGCGGACCGTGGTTCCATCCCCAGAGGCGTGAACCACAACGCACTCCCCATACTCCGCGTGAGTCACGGTGGAGTCCTTCTCGATCCCCAAATCCTTCGCAGTGGGAGCGGTCTTCTTCCCCGCCTTCTTGGGGGGAGCTTTCACGGGAGGTTCTGGAGCCTTGTCCTTGGGAGGAGTAGCCTTCTTCCCCGTCTTCTTAGGGGCCGGGGTCTCTTCTTCGGGCTCGCCGTTATCTTCCTCCTGGTTCTCCTCAGAAGCCTTCCTGAGAGCAGACCTCGCAGCCGGCTTGCCATTAGCTTCGGCATCCTCTCCTTCGGACGGCTTCTGATAGAGGATGCCTTTCAGGTCCTTGTAAGAGACCTTGGCATTCTCCACCATCTCATCCAGGTCGGGAACGTCGTCCAACAGGCTCTCAGGAAGGGACTGCTTCCTCGGGAACATCTCGATGTTCACTGGCTCCAGGAACTTCCGTCCCTCGAAGGAGTTCTCTTCCACCAGGATCTGGAGAGTCATCCCCCCATCCAGGTGGAAGAAGTTCTCGTAAGCGTCCGCTGCCTTGATCTTGGTGTCGAGGAGTTCCCCAAAGCCCATGTAGTGGCTGCACTCTTAGGGCTGGATGCCTTTCTCCCGGCTCTCCTTGCTGGTCTGATCCATGAAAAGGAACAACTGCCGCTCCTTCTCCCCGTACTCTTTCCGCACGGTCTTGTAGTCGCTCTCGGGCTTCTGGAGCAGGGAAGCCACATGCTCGCAGACGGGGCACGGCTCGTTGAAACATTTCCTGAGACAGAGGAAATCCTTCTGGTCGGGTCCCAGCTTCCGGTGAGCCCACACCGTCCGCTCCCAGTGAAGGGTTCCCTCTGGAGAGGGGGAGCCATCATCCTCCCGAG